TCAGCCTTGGATACGTCCGAAATCTACCAATAATCGCGCGAGTCTGGGCGTCAGAATCAAATGGCAACCCAAAAAAATAAAATAATCGCCGCAGAAAAAATAATTGTTCGCGACATTGTTGAAAAATATATTTTGGATGTCGCCGCGGGAAATATAAAAAGCAATCTCAGTTTGCACGGCTGGGCTGTCGCGACGGCGCCGGCGCTCAGCGGCTGGGCTTGGCACAAAGTCCAAGCGTACGCAGACTTCGTAGCGCTGGTTACTCAGGCGGCGGGAAGTAATGCCGGCAAGCCTTTGGTACTTCTTCCCTGGCAATGGGCGGTAGCCGCGCAACTGTTGGCAGATCCCGGCTGTAAGGCGCTGTTAGTCGTCGTCGCTCGCGGCGCCGGCAAGACAGAGCTAGCGGCGTCAATGTTGGCTTACGTCATGATGACGGGCGGCGCTAGTCAGCAGTATTACGCAGTTGCCCCCAACCTACGCGCTGCCTGCATTGTGTTCGACCGCCTTAGGACTATGACTAGGGCGCTTGATCCAGATGTGACATTTAGCGACGCCACCACCATAAGCAATCAAGGCGGCTGGATCCGCTGCCAAGGCTCTGTAATGCGTGCGCTGCCGTGTACTGAGACGGCGATGGACGGTATCAGCGCTCGCTTGATTGTCGCTGATGAAGTCGCAAGAATGGAGAAGGGGTTCGGGCGAGTGGTCACAGGACTATCAAAAGACGTTGCTAGCCAAATGCTTTGTATCAGCACGCCAGACGCCAGACAGCGCACTAGATCAATCTGGCCTTATTGGTCTGCGCTACAGGCTCACTACGTCCAAGGCGCTGAATGTCCGGCTGGGTGGCGTGGGATGTTGTTTGGTCTCGACTCTGAAGATGATGCACTCGACCCAGACAATTGGATTAAGGCGCAGCCGTCGCTCGGCGTGACTGTTCAGCCGTCGAATATGAAGGCGTCGATAGAGGCAATGATGGGAACTCATGATCCCAGTTTGCAAGCTGAGTGCGATATGCAGATATTGGCTCGCCACAATGACCGCCTCAGCGGCGCGATGGATCTCTCGATCTTGGACAGGCAGATGATTGAAGTAATCGACTGGGACAGTTTGCGTGGCGCCCCTGCTGTTATAGCGATTGACTTGGCACGCGGCGCACAGCTCGGCGACCATGCGAACCTATCTAGCCTCTGTCTAGCGGTATTCGACGTCAAGGCAGAGCGGTATAGATATAAACTGATCCATTGGTGGGCAGGACAGGACATCGTCGGCGATGAAAAGCGCTGTCACCAACCTCTACGGCAATGGGTAGCCGAGGGACACCTACGCCAGATGTCTGGAGAAATCCACGATATGCACGTAATCGAGGCAGCGGTACTCGATCTCAGCGCTACATATTCGGTCCGTCATGTGGGCGTAGATCCCCTAGCGCACCAAGAATCGGCGTTAATCGACTGGCGCCGCCGCGGCATTACCGTAACGGCGGTCGAACAGGGAATACGCACTATGGGGCCAGCTTGGGCGCTGTGGACTGACGGTATACGCGGGCGAAGTATTACACATCAGAAAGATCCAGTACTGCGGGCGTGCCTAGGCGCCACCCGAACTATCCAAGATAACGCTGGCAATGTTCGACCGGTCAAGGGGCGCAGCTCTGGGAATATCGACGCCGTTATAGCTTCGTGCATGGCGGCGATGCTGTGTGAACGGTTCAATGTTGCGCGCGTTTCGAGCTATGAGACGCCGGGCGGCGTAGTAATCTGATCCCCCACTATTGAATATGCCATAGTAAAAAAATTTTCGCAATTTACTTGACAACTTTTGAGGGGTAATAAGTTGCGGGCGTGAGTGTATTTAGCCGCCTTACAGGATGGTTCGGAAATAATACTGCTACGTCATCATATCTGACTGATATTGGCGGTACTTTCAGCGCAACTACAGACGCTAGAAACAACATCCCCGCCGTACTGCGCGCCATCAATTTACTAGGTACTGACCTTGGAAGAATCGGTATCGAGTGCTGCCGCGCCGATGGCAGCTACGTTGAATGCCCCGCTAGCACGCTGCTGACTGGCGAAGCGAATACCTACCAATCTGGCCACGCTTGGCGGGCTTGGATGGTGGCGTCTGCAATTACCAACGGCTGCGGCTATTCGTTTATTCAGCGAGATAATCGCGGCGACGCCATCGCACTATGGCCGCTATTGCCGGGACGCATTGCCGTTATATGGTTTGGATTTGAGCCACGATTTCTAATGGATGGGCAACAGATCGACCCATACAACATTGTCCAGCTCATGGCTGGGACTGGCTCGATGCAGAATCCCTACAGCTGCGTGAGTCCACTAGTGCGCTGCGCTTCTGCGCTGTCGCTGTCCATCCTGCAAGAGCGAGTAGCAACATCACTCGCTGAGTCTGGGCGCGTTGGGAAGATTTCGATTACGCATCCCGGCACGCTCTCGACTACGGCGAAGCTCGATTTAATCAGCGGGTATATCAGTAAACACATTACGCCAGAGGGCGCGACACGGCCGCTAGTCCTCGATGAGGGCGTACGCGTCGAGCGCGTGGGTGACGGTGCGCTACCTGGCTTGTTGGAAGATCGAAAATTCCAAATCATGGAAATATCTAGGGCGCTTGGAATACCGCCGCAGATGCTTTATCAGAGCGACGCCGGCGCGCTCAGCTCTCAAATCGAAATGCAGCGGCAATATGTTGAGGGAACGGTAGCGGGATGGGCTGACCGTTTCGCGACTTCGCTCAGCTCGAAAATTCTACCGCAAGGCATTAAACTGAAATTTGAAGTAGCGGACTTGATGCGCGGCAATATGCGCGACATCGCCGCAAGCTTAAAAGATCTAGCGACTACAGGCGCGTTGACGTTAAACGACGCTCGCGAAATGTTGGGTCTGGCGTATGTCGATGGCGGAGAGCAACCGCTTACCCCAGCAGCTTCCGCTTCCACAGCGCCAGACTCGACCAAACCAACAGGAGATATCGAATGATTGAATATCGCACGGTAGATATCGCATTAGAGCCAGGCGACAAGGACAGCATGAAAGTAGGCGGCTACGCAGCGCGCTTCAATGTTCCATCGCTGCCGCTCATGATTCGCGGGCGCCAGATGCGCGAGCAAATCGACCCCGCTGCTTTTAATAACTCGCTGAATGATCCAGACATCTCGCTGTACTGGCAGCATGACAGTAGCCAACCACTAGCGACAACACTTAGCGGCTCGCTCAATATGCGAACAGACGAAGAAGGATTGATTTTCGATGCGCTGCTAGCTGACACCACACTAGGCAGAGACGCTATGGAACTGTTGCGCCGCGGCATGGTGCGGCAAATGTCGTTCGGATTCACGGTTCGAGAAGACAAATTCGACGGCGATCTACGCACACTTCTCGACGTCGACCTAGCTGAAATTTCACTCGTTGAACGTGCCGCGTATCCGCAAACAAATGCAGATGCGCGCGCGCTCTCTCGTTCTCACTCATTCATCACCCAGCGCACAGCGCTACGTATCAAAAATTGGAGAAAATTATGAAACTATCTGAAATGTACGAAAAACGTAAGGCACTCAGCGGCGAAATTGACCTGCTGACAAACGGAACTACCAAACTCGACGCCACAAACGAAAGTCGCGCGGCGGCAATGTTGGACGAACTTGACAACATGGACAGCGAAATTAGGCGCGTTGGTTTGCGTGATCGACTCGACGGCGGCGGCGTTACTTCGAATCTTGAGACTGGACGCCCAGCACAATCGCATAAAACAGAATTCCGCGACTGGATCGCTGGAGGCTTTCGCGAGAACAATGAATTTGAAATGCGAGCTTCGGGCGTCGCAGACTTCGGCGCAGTAACAACGATTGCTAGTCCTCTGTTCACTCAGATGATGAATCGTATGTCTGTCATTCGTCCACTTGCTACGGTCATCACAACGGATAGCGGCGCACCACTTCGCTTCTATCGTCAGACTGCACAATTCGCAGTCGCTACCGCTGCAGTTGCGGAAGCAGGCGCATACATCAGCAAAGACGTAACAACAGCAGCAGTAGACTTTACGCCTACAAAAATGGGCTTTTTCACCACGGTTTCAAATGAAGCTCTCACAGATATGGTCTATGACGTCGCAAGCGAAACAATTCGACAGCATGCAGAATTGCACGCATACAATCGCGACCTCAGCTACTCAAACCTTACATATAACGCATTTGCACAGCCGATCTATGACGGAACCGCATCTGTTGGAAATGTGAACAGCAAAGCGACAGCATCGGGTACGAACATCACTCTTGCAGAGGCTACTAGCGCTGTTTACGGATCTGGTTTGCTGCCTACGTATCTAGCTGATTCATCTTGGGTCTTGCCAGTTTCGACATGGGCGGGAATCATTTCGCAGGCTTCTACGAGTGTTCCAACATTTGGCCAAGGCGCAAACTATTCAGTAGCGCGCGACGGTGCGGGAATGTCATTTATGGGCTTCCCAGTTTACATTTCTGCGAATCTTCCGCAGGCAGCAGCGACTACCGTTTCGTACGGCGTATTCGGCGACATCAGCAAGGGCTACCGAATTGTTGAAGTCAGCAGCGTTCCATTCTTGGCGAATCCTTACATTCTCGCTGCTAACGGACAGGTGCAATTCTTGTCCACTACGCGAAGCTCTGGAAAGATCATGGATCGAAACTCAATGGTTGCTTTGAAGGTCACGTGATCTATGCCGATTCTCATTACTACAGCTGATGCAAAGAGTCATCTTAGGGTTTACCATACCGAAGATGATTCTTATATTGCATCATTGGTACAGGCTGTATGTATCGAGTGGGAGGAAGTCACTCACCAGTACATCGGGCAGGGGTTTATTACGCAGACCCCTGCCCAGCGTTATTTAGCGCAGCCAGATGACGGAATATTCCGTCCGTACTTTAATCCGGTAGATACAACGATTCAGCCAACATTTACTACAGATGCTTTGCCAGGCTCACCAATCACGCCTACCGAAGCCTGGGTGAAACTCGACGGCGCAGCTGCTTACGTTGTCGGTACTTCACTAACAAACAATGTGAACTACACATATCCGCTGTCGTTCGGCTTCACGCTGACTACAGCATTCAACGCAGAAATAAAGCAGGCGCTATTGCTGCGTATTGGTTACTTCTACTCGTATCGCGGCGATGATCCTTCGCCGCCAGATATGAAGGGCTGGCTGATGTTAATTGCTAGGCATAGGACAGGGGCGCTAATTTGATACCGATGGGCATGATGCGAGTAAAGGCCGCTATATCTAGCGTCGCTGTCAATACGTTTGACACGCTTGGACAAAAAATAGTCGGCGCAACAACGCTTTTATATACGCCCATTGTTCATGTCGAGAGCGCAGAGCGAAACGACAAAGTAAACAATATGGGCAAGGCTGTAGTCGAAATGACTTACATAAAAGCCCCCTGGTATCCAGGACTTAAAAATGGAATGATCGTGGTTTTAACCGATGACCAAACAACGACCACATACCAGATTCAATCGATAGAAGATGATCGAATGAAGCACCGATTCGTCAGGCTTGGACTGACGAGAGCGGAAGAAGCAGTATGATTCAAGTAGCTCTATCACCTCAGGCAAAGCGAAATCTTGATAGGCGTATAGCCAATATCAAATGGACGCTGCTAGAGCAAGCGCAATACAGAGCGATGTTGAAAGCAAATAACATCGTTAAAAAGACGCTTTATAATGAGTGGGCTACGGCACCGTATTACCGCGAAGGCAGGAAGCTACACCGTAAGGCAATTCTTGAAAATGTTCTAGGCAAAATCAAGCGCCCAGGAAAAGCCAAGATAATTGGCTTTACAGGAATAGGCAGAAAAGACCGCTACACGTCCGTAGTAAACATTCTTGATCCTGGCTTTATTGCGCGTACAGGCGCATTGATTCCTGGTAAGGGCATTCGTAAAAAAGTGTTTTTAACAGCACTAAAACAAGCTGAACTATTCACAAAGTACCTAGGCGAAACTGCCAAGAAGATGTTGGCGGGCAAATGAGCGCAGCAGCACTTATCTACTACAAATTGTCAACAGATCTGGGCTATGTTGCTATGCCAGATTTGCGAAATGCTTCGCAGGCGCTGAGTACCAATCTGCTTATTTATGAAGTGAAGTCTGAGGATATGGAAACGGCACTTCCAGCAAATATCAAAATCTGGAAATCAAGTATTGACGTCTACATTCTTGCTTCGACGTTAAAAGCTACCGCTGACATATTGCAGGCGCTGACTACAGATTTAAACGGCGCGACTTGGACTAGTGGCGGCGAAACGGCTTTTATGTGTCGAGTCACAGGCGCTTCGCATGGGTATTTAGAGGAATCATCCCCAGGCTCAGCTGACCGTACGCGCTACTCAATGATCAATCTTTTAATGTTCCACCAAAACTAACACAGGAGTATTCAACATGGCATTCTTACCACAGACAGGCACCAGCGCAGTCATCACGCTCGCAACCATTCCCTTTATTGTGCAGGACGGCACAATGAAACTTGAACGAGAAGCAATCGAAGCTACGCCGCTTAGTTTCTTTTACAAAGCATTTTTGTCTGGACGAATCAGCGGCACTATGTCGCTGAATTGCTTTCTTTCTGCACAAATTCCAACAGCTTCGACAGCGTCATCAGAAAAAACGGCGCAACTTGCTTTCCTCTCACAAACAGTAATTGGCACAGCAGTCGCTTTTACTTATCGCGACTCGCTTTCTGTCTGCACTTACGCGGGCTTTTGCATTGTGACTTCATACACCCAGACAACAAAAGGCGACAGCGCCGAAATGGTCGCTTTGGAACTTCAAATTAGTGGCATAGTCACAGCATGATCAGCGACCTATCAAAAGTAGTCCCCGCGTGGCGTCCTGCTAGGTCTATCATTCTGGACAGAGATATTCAGGTGAGACGGCCAACTATCAGCGACGTCCAGCTGCCGATAGTTGAACTCTGGGCGCGGCTGGTAAGGGACGGCGACGGTAGCGCATTGTTTCCTATGGGCTTCAAAGCCTCTGAGGCAGATCCCAAATTAGTAGAGGAGATTTGCGCTCTAGCTACAGAGAACCCTACTCAGGCGGGCGATTAGATCGCCTGCTGGCAGAAGGACTGGTAGACGGTAATGCAGACATTGGCGCACTCGAAAAGCCAGTATTTGCAGAGAGAGTCGAGCATCTTTTAACGGTTATCGCTTGCGCTTTGACAAAATCAGACTATAAAAAAGTGGCGTATTGGCTACAGGAAAAATTAGACATTAACAGCGGCTTTCAGGAAATGATTAAACATGCAAATAGCAGCGGAAATACGTCTACCTCTCACCATCGTCGCTGATGGAACAAAGGCAGTAGCCCAGCTCGAAAAGTTCAAGGGGCAAGCAGGCAGCATTAGCCAGAAGCTGCGTAGCTTTTTCCAAGGGGAAGCGTCTGGCGCTGTTGGAATGCTTAGCGGATACTTTGGAATTCAGGGCGCTATCAGCGGATTAAAAGAGCTGTACGCGATGGGGCAGCGCGTTAATAAACTATCTGAGACATATTCGCCAGATGCTGCAAAGGCGGGCGCGCAGCGAGATATCGCACAGCTGCAACATGACAGGACTCTAGCCGTGCAAAACGCGCCGAACGCCGTCGAGGATGCGAACAGAGCGACCGAAGCGCTACAAAATAAAACGAACGCCCTACCAAACTATGCTTCTGCTTTTTCTACATGGTTCGGCGGCGTCTATTCGATAGCAGAAAATAACGCGAACGCACTTACTGAATTGCTACGCGGCGATACAGAAGCAGCGAAAAAATCATTTGCAAAATCTATTGGCCAGGCTTCTGATTCATATCAAGTAGGTCTATCTGACTTTGGACAGCAAAACATCTTAAAAGTAAGCAGGGCAATAGCACTCCCAGAACTTCCACCCGAAGTACAGGCACAGAATGCACGCCTAGCAATGCCTAATTTTAGCCCAGGTGACGCCGCGGCTGTTGCTGCGAATGATCCTACAAAAGTACAATCGCTGGAAGCGCTTCAACAAATTGAGAGACATTTGAGAACAATGGGAGGACAACGCTAATGCCAGCACTCACAATAACTAGTTGCGTTCGCACAAGTAAACAATTACACGTCGCGCAAAAAGGCTTACCGTCTCGCGTTTCAGAAATCTACACATTGACTACTAGTGGATATGCAGATGATGCGAACCTGGATGCACTCGACGAAGCCCCTTTTACTATTCTTGTCCCTGGTGACAATGACAAGCCAATTATTCGCACTCGCTACATAGACGATTCAAGATTTATTTGTACTGCAATCACATACAAACAGCTGTCCGTGAATATGTTTCAGATGGACGTTGAATACACAGGCCACATGTACGATGGGCTGAAATATGATGAAATCTCGCCCGTTGCATGGAGTCGATTATCGCGGCGCTGTTCATTTCGAAATATGCAGATTTGGACATATCCTACGGCGCTGCCAGCGAATTACCACGCAGTATGGCCACCTACTTCAATCATTGCAGGTACGCCAGTAGACATGATGGGTACGCCAGAAAATTACCGCGTATGGCACCATAAACTAGACATAGAAATACACATAGACCGCAGCTACGAAAAAGCAAATGCTACATACGCAGACTCTTACCCCATCGAATGGAATCTTCGCCTATTTAAACGTAATTCTATAGCATTCTTGAATTACCCTGCTGGTACTGTTGTTTTTACAGGCTTTCAGCAGGCAATGACTGATGATCCTTGGGATACATATACTCTCAGCTTTGAAGCAGACCAATGGGGACATCTTGAACAGCGAGTAATTCCGAACGTTACTGGCGGCGTGCTGATGACAAATGTAAGCACATGGGCAGGCAAGCCAATAAAACAGGCAGATGCGTCATACTGGTATCAGCCATGGAGTCGAACAACGACTAACGCTCTGTATGACTTAAATCTATTGGGGCCAGGCGGTACTTTCGAAGAAATTCTAAATCCGTCTCCCGCATGGACTGGCTATCCATGACGATTTTCAATCCATATTTTACTACTGGGCTTCCTGGCTTATCCGCGACCGTATCAAATAACATTTCGCGGCAGGCGCACTTTGTGCAATCAGCGCGCGATACCCCGCCAGCTTCTCCATTTGGTTTTAACTTGCCATCATGGATGGGCTTCATTATTTCGACTACGGTTTTATCTGCAAACAGATGGAACTATCGAGTACAAAAAATTAACCTCACAGCGACGCCTACGGTAGTTGCTACAAACACAGCGCCGCACTTAGACCTATCTGCATACGTTACCCCTGCTGTTGACGTCCCTGCATATAACCTATGGGAATATCAAGCGCTCGCAACTGGCTTGCTAGCTGACGGTACGCCAATCTCAAATATCCCTGCTGGGCTGACTGTTCAGCCAGTCAGGGGCGTAGTCATGGTCTATCAATGGCTGAATTCAGAAGGTACTGTGATATTTGTATTTGATCGCCCGAACGGCTTGGGTGGAACGTGCGGCTAAGTCTTCTACTTCTCATCCTGCTTTGTTCATGCAGCAGCGGCGAAAGCAAAATTGCAGAATCGTCTACGGATATTTCATCGCTTGCCCATTCGAGTAGAGCCAGATTTGAGATTATCTATAAAGAAGCAGGCAAGCCAGACGCAGACACAAAAGTAATTCAGTCAGAATCACTAGGCGGCATTGACGAACAAAGCAAGATACTTGAAGCAATCAATGCAGTCATTCGCGCGCTGCCAGACGTCCAGAACGTTGAGAGCAAATGGCTATCTATGCTTGCATATCTCATTGGTTTACTGTTCGCCGTCGCTTTTATTGTCCTGCTATTCCAAAGCGGCATAGGCGCATGGATTAAAAGTCTGTTCGCAGTATTTACTAGGAAGCGTGATGCCTAATTTGTATATCGGTAAATGCTCGCCATGTGCAATTCCTGCTGGCTGTTATAAGCCATGGATCAAGGGCATGAGCTGCGATGGGTATGACTGCAACCCACCCAAGTCAATCCGTACGAATTTTTCTATAGGTACTGATTTTGTATTTTCTACATACGGCTCATTTGGCCCTTCAGGCGGCAATCCATGCTTATATAACGGTATTGATCCATATTTAGGTAGTCAAACAGTTGCAGGGAGCTGCGTTGCTTTCCCAGAGGGGCAGGATCCCTGCTGCTGCGTAGTGCCTAGTGCTATTGGCTGTCCAAATCCTGCTGGAGGTACTCAATGTAATTGGTTTGTAAATGACACAAACACCCCTGGCGCATTCTTTGTCAATTTTAATTTGCTATGCAATAAGACTGGCGTAGATCTAGCGCCCGATACCTGCGAAGAATTGAACTACTCATCTTGCTGCGGCTTCTTTGGTTCGGCAAATTGCGGCTCTGTCGCGTGCGGCTGCGATCTTCTCTACGGCAATACTACTTGCGTACGCGACGCTATAGCTACTTTCTTTGGTGATCCATGCGGGAATGCTTCGGGCTGTCCAGGCGATGCGGGATTCGTCTATACCACAGAACCAGTCATGACCAGCTACTACGGATTCGACGCAGCTCTTGCGGATAACCCAAGTCTAGCTGGTGATCCAGTAGGGACATATCAAACAGCGCTTACGTTTAATTCATTGACTGGGGATACGTTTACTGCGCGCGTTCGGCTGTACGATCACTTGGTAAATCCAGCTATAGATCCACCATCAATGTTGGCAGGCTTTGCAGGCTTTGGCGGCGGCCCGCCAGATAATGACATCACTACATTCTGGGGCAACTTTCCAAATGGCCCATACTCGCCAAACAACGCGGGCGGCGGCTATCTGCCATGGGTGACCATTACGCTGACGATGACTAGCGGCCCGTATAACGGCATCATTTACAATTACGGTTTCTACGGTACGGCTGCACAATTTGCAGCATGGGCGCTGATAAATTGGGATCCAGTCAAGACAGGCAGAATCTCTATTGTGGGAAGTCCAAACTATTGGATGGGGCTACGTGTACCGCCAGACGCACTCAATACAACGACTGGACAATATCTACCCATTCATGAATTTAGACGCATCATGACGCGCACTACTACAGCTGGCGGCGTTGCAGGATGGATGCCAGACAATAGCGACGATTGGACGCTGTTTTCGACCACGCCAACAAATGTAGTTTTTAAGTGTCGCCTACAGCACTTCTACAAATGGCGCACAGAAACTTTTGTGTATGACTATCGCGCGCATGGGATGAGTATTGACGGTCTTTCGACTGCGCCAGGGACTTGCTGCGATTTGCAACATTGCAACAGAACTAGATCTTGGTATGGAACTTCTGTTGCTGGGGCGCCGTGTGAATTAACGCCTGGCGGGATGTCTGTAGATGATTCTGGGACGTGTAACGGCACAGCACCTAATCCACCCGGCCCGACTGTGCATACTGACTTCTGCTATCCTTCCAAGTGTGCGTATGGATGGGTAGGCACAGTCACAGGCAAAACAGATTCGACGTGCGTCGCCAGTCAATATAATGTTGACTTTAATTTTAATTTTGTCAATGATGTACCTACTTTTGACTCTTATCAGGGATGTATATTTCTATGATGAATGCAGAATCATTAAACTCTTTAGAGCGCTCGCGCAATCGTCCAGAATTCCAGCGCCCTAAAAATGAAATGAAGCCACAGCAGCCACAATCGAAACTAGACGGCGAAACAGAAGCGCAGTATGTAGAGCGTCTCACAGCTGAATACAAAGCCAAAGCAAGCGCAACTACCCCGCCCGCGCTAATGGAACGCGCTGTGTCGTTTATTCAGGCGATGGCAAGCAAAGTATTTGAACCGCCAGCGACTGAAGAAATGCAGGCGGCGCGGCTGAACACTTGCTATTCCTGCGAATTCTTCCAAGTCGCATTTGATGCGCCAGAACAGGGCGGCCATTGTGCAGCGTGTGGATGCGGCAAGTCAAAAATGACTAGCCTGCCAGAGAAGGCGAAGATACTAAAATCATCCTGCATTAAAGGCTACTGGGACATTTCTATATCAGTTGACCCAGACGCCTTACCTTCTTTTTCTCGACGGGCTGAGTAATCCCATCGCAGCGCTCTGCCTGCGGGCGCATATTCGCGCCGTACGTCACTACGAATCTCTCTATCTGGGCGAATGAACGGCAGCGAATATCTACATAATTCTCGCCGTCTTCCTGCCGCACAGCGATAATCGAATCAGCACGCCGCGTATATGCCCCTGCCCCAGCTGCCGCGTCGACTACCGTTCGTAGCGTCCCAGACATCTTCGGCGTGTGATGCACTATGCACAGAGCGCAGGCATATTCCTCGGCGACCTTGACTAAACGACTCATGATGTGCGTCGCTTCGGCGTTATCGTTCTCGTTCGCTATGGGAAAATATGCACTCAGCGTATCGATTATGCACAGGCGCGCATTCGATTGGCTAATCCCCTGAGCGATGATGTCGATAGCGTCTGTCACAGTCTCAGGCGACTTTCCACGTTGACACAGTACGGACAGTTTCCCAACCTCTCTAGGTGAATTGAGACGGCAAAGCCTAAAGCGCTCGGCGAGCATCTCGCGCGATGATTCAGCGTCCAGATACAGGACGTCCCCAGCCGCACATTCAAGCGCGCCCATGAAGCGAGCGCCCTCAGTAATTGCCATCGCCAGATCAATTCCTATCCAAGTCTTATTGGCTTTCGCAGCGCCTATGAGTAGCGCTACCTCGTTTACTCTCAGCACGCTCTCTACTAGGACTTCGCGCGGCTGGACTGTCTCAAGGGCTTCTACGTCGTCCAGAGCGACGCGCTGATATGTCTTGGGCGTGAGCTTCTCTAGCGCCCTTACATTGGCTTCAAATTCAAGATAAGAGAGGTAGGCGGCGCTGCGTTCAGTCTCTCGTATAAGACCGATTGCAGCGCGCGCTACCCTCTCTGCGTCGTCAAGTCCGCTGGCCCTGCGGACTCGACGATAGATAGCCATTACGTCATGAAACGTTGTTTCATTTTGCATTGTGTTCTACTTACTTAAAAGGGGATATCTTCGGGGTCTACTGAATGCTTCGGGCGCGTCTCGACTTTTCGAGTATCGCGAAGCGGTCTAGTCTCTTTCGGGATGTCTGGGTAGACGCGAATACATGGAACCTGCTTACCGCCGAAGTTTGTTTCCTCTTTGCAGAGCTTGACAGAGCGACCTACCCACCTATCAGTATCTGATCCGAATGCCCCTGCTACGCGCTTTAAATTCGTCTTATTCAGCACTACTGAACCGAATTCTGTCGCCATAATAATCCGCTCGCCGTCGTCGAAATCCTTGGTAGTCGAGCCAGTCACCGTAGTGACTACGTCGCCTTCGTCAAGATCCTGCGCTCTTAAAAATGCCCCTTGCATAAATTTTCCTACGTCCATTGCTATACCCCTTCTGGTTTTGGTTTGACTAGACAGATTGATACGTTTTCTTCTTCCAACATCGACAAATGATCGTCGCCGCAAATGCTGCGGATGACTGAGATCTTCCAAGGATTCGCAGAGAATGCGCCGCGCTCGCCGCGGCTGAGATAGTCGAATGATCCACCGGCGAACTGAATGAGACTGTCCACCGTTCGCATATCGTCGCGTACTGAATAGATCTTCTTCTTTTTCAGCTTCAACCCAGTACCACACTCACGGTAGATACCGTTAGGGCGTGACTGTAAGAAGAAGAACATGAATTCATCCTCTACGGCGTCTGCATACTGCTTACTAATTCGGCGTAGATCTACCGCAGCATCGTAAAGCGCTAGCGATTCTTCTTTATTGTGCCGATCAGGATCGAGCGTAGGCAGGACGTCCAGCAGCTGGGCGACGCTGTCTTTAAGTATCAGCATTTCGCTGATGCAGTCATGGATATTCATTTCTTCCGCCTAACTACATCTTCTGGGATGTCATTGTCACAGAATGCAGTTTCCAACAGGATCAGCAGACACAGAGCGCAGAACAGGATAAAGATTACTTCTGTCATTTGTTCACCTCATGCGATTGGCGGTCTATTTCAGCCTTTTCTAGGGCTTTAATTCTTTCTTTCAAATGTCTAAAATCTAATTGTGCTTTATCTTGCAAATGACCAATTACGCCTCGCAAGTACTCAATTTCAATTTCTAATTCTTCGTTCGTTCTCATGGGTTCCCCGCATCGCTTCCGCGTTCTAAGTCGCGAATGATTACGCCGCCTGTTTCACCGTCGCCCCAGATGGCGCTATCGACTGTGCGAATGTAAGAATGCAGCGCTGTAATGTGACCTACTGATTCTGTTGCTGGCTCACCCTTATCATTCGACTGGGCTTGCATGAGTAGCCGGCTCAGGCCGTGCCGGGCGTCGATGATTGCCTGCAATACACGGGCAGCTGCTAATGGGTCTATCAATTCTCTTTGCATTGGATTCCTTCCTCTAGGTCTTCAATGTGAGTAGAGCTGCTTCGCGCGATGAAGACCTCGCGAGAGGCAACTATAGAAATTTGAATTTTCTTTCCCCGAATTGCGTCGAATGAAACTTCGATAGTTTCACCCAACACCGTAAAAATAAGGCTTTCCCCTGGTTTTCTAGCTAGGCAGAGTCGCGGCATTACGCGACGCCTCGACAGAGGCTATATGTTCTGTTAAACGCAAGAGGTAGAGAAGATGTATTGAAATCCTGCATAATTTAGGCTTTTACCGCTAGCAGTAGTGCTGGCGTTACTGTCACAGAGTGCTGTCTATTGAGTGCGGATAATCTACGCTCTGCTGCTTTTTTATTACCACAGCACATAGTCCAGCTGTGAGAATCGTGCATTTCTTCGCGTGGAATCGCTTCCCAGAGTCCATTAGATGAATTCTTTGTTACTACCCAGTCAGTACGCGAGTCGCGTAGCTCTGTTTCAATTCTAAGTAGTGCGATTCTGATCAAGTGCTGGGACTCCTTCCGCATGCTGATATCGTATCTGACGGCTTATTACTTCGGTTCGTTATGCTCTTTTTCTTTAGCCGCGTTCTGTTCTTTTCTCTCTTATCGATGCAGAACTAGGTAGGTTTACGTTTGTGCGAGCCAGCGTACGCTAAGGCGACGCAGCAAAACGTAACATCTCGTTAGTCTGCTGTCAATAGGTAAAATTTAATTTTTTTGTGGATAACTTGTGGATAACTTTGTAGCATTCTTGATATGTCAGCATATCAACGCAGAAAAGGCGCTGTTGGGGAAAGAGAAGCAGCAC